ACCAGCCAATAAAGCTACAGTCCCTATTCCAGACATACCTAAAGCTGCTGTCCCTAAGCCTCTAATACCAAATCCAACACCCAGTTTCCCTATTTTTGCTAATTTATTAGCTTTAAATCTCATATCTGGTTTTCCTGCTTTAGTAAGTGGACCGGCTGCTGAACCGAATCCCATCATTCCACCACCCATTGCAGTTGCGTTAACTTGTATTTGAGCAGCTGCTACAGCCATCAAAGACCTTGAATAAGCCCACATAGCTATAGTTCCAAGAGGTACGACAGAATTTATCATCCTCCAATATAAATACATTTCTAGTAAACCAGCTGGCATTTTGTTAAGTACAGTTGCTACTATTTTTAATGGAGTAAACAAAGCTTTTATAACTCCTTTGAATTCTCTACCAGATTCAGCTAAATCTACTAATAACTCTATAGTTTCTTTAAGTACTATACCAAATTCTTCTACAAACATTATGGATAGTTCTTGTAATTTCTGTCCAAACTCGGTTAGAGATTGTTGACCATTTTCTTCTACAATAATCAAATCCTTCAAACCGTTAACAGTATTAACAATAGCTTCATGAAATCCATTAATAAACTCAGTGCCCTCATAAGCAGCATCTCTCATTGCAAAAATAGAAAATACGTTGGTTTTTAAAATTTGTATCTGAGCTGAGAGAGATTGATTCTGTATTCTGACCATCTCATCTAATTGCCCACCAGCATTCTCAGTATCTTTTACAGCTTGTGTAAATTCGTCAGAAGCCTGAACTAAGTGAATAAATGCCGTAGCACCTCTTACGTTCAAGTCTTGTATTAATGTAGTCAATAATTCGGTATTCGAAGCAGTCTCAGGCCCAACTGCTTCAGCAAACTGAGCAGCTATTTCAGTTAATTGCATCATTTCTCCTTCGGCGTTTAATATCTCAACGCCCATCTTACGGAATCCTACTTCAGCATCCATAGCACTTTCAGCAAATTCAGCTAGTGCCTGTCTAAGACCCCTACCTGCTATACCTGCCTCTAATGCTCTATTAGTCAATATCTGTAAAGCCCCTAACAATTGGTCAATAGATTGCCCTGTAGAGGTAAAGAAAGGTAAAGCAAACTTAACAGCGCTTGATAAATCTTGATACTCAATAAGAGACTTCTGAATAGCAAAAGCAAACTTATCGGTTATCTCTGCTGCTTGGTCCATCTCCATGCCGAAACCAAACAATGTCTGTGCGGTAAGTTTAGATATAGTATTGTGGTCTCCTTGTACAGCCATAGATAGCTTCAAGGTCTCAGGTAAGACTTTCATTGCCTCATCTGCTTCTAAACCTGCCGAAGCGAGCTGATAGAGCCCAGTAGCGCCGTTTTGAGTAGCTATACCAAACTGATTACCAAACTTGATAATCTCATTACCGACGGTAAATAAAGAATCGTTAGTTAAATTAAACACAGAGTTAGCGTTGAGAAGTTCTCTTTCGAACTCAACAAGTTCACTTGTGCTTTGTTGTAGTTTGTAACCAAAAGCAGCTAAAATAGCTACCGAGTTACGTAGTGCATCATTAAAATTATCACGTACTTGAGTGGCTGCACCAGACACTTGCTCTCCTATGTTTGCTGAAGCTTTTTCTTGTTCGTTCATTTCGTTAGTTATTTCAGACACTTCTCCTTCGATTTGTCTTAGCGTCTCTAACCTTCGTTTTTCTAATTTATAAGTTTTTTGAGATTTGTCTAAAATCTTAAGTGCATTATCTTGTGCCTTTTTGTCTTTAAAGCCCTTTTCAGCTTTGATATTATATATCTCTTGTTGTTTTCTCTTTTCTCTTTCCAAACCCTTTACGATACGGGCTTGACCAGCAATTGCTGATTGACGTTCTCTTTGTGACATCATAGCCATGTTTCTAGCCATGCGTTGAGCTGCTTGCATACCAGTTAGGTTTGCAGTACCTTTGAAAAGCTGAGTACCAGCTGTACTTCCAGCCAACTTCTTTCTCAGTTTAGCATAATTTTGTTCTACATCTTGAAAGGAGTCTCTCATGTTCTTTTTAGTAACTGCATTGAGTTGTTTTAAATTTTGACTCAACCTAGTTTTTAACATATTAGCAGTTCTTGCAGATGAATTAACACTCATTTTATTTAATTTATCCAACATGTTCTTATGGGGTTGGTCTAAATTACTACGCATAGCTTGTTGTTTTACGCGTTGATGTATTGCTTTAACACCATTTGCTAGTATACCGCCAGTTTGTTGTAGAGCCTTTCGACTCGGAACAGCCAAACCTATAGCGACACGCGCTGCAAATACTTGTCCTGCAAAACCCATTATACTCCTTTAAAGCTTTGTATACGTTTCACTCCTATTTTATCCTCAAATTTACGTTTTTTCTCTAAGTACCTTATGTACTGAGAACGCACTTCGGGGTTATCCTTTGACATATCAGCCACTTGTTTTTCAGTATAACCATCCATTGAGTGTAATGCTTTGTATTCATGACATGCACTCAACAAACCATCCAATTCACGTCGTGGTGTACCCTTTATTTCATTCCAACTCATACCAGTTTCTTTCATTAATGGTATATACAACAATACCGCATCAGGCGATTCCAGCATCAGTCGCGAAAATTTTCTTTTGCGTCGTCCTCTACGCCTAATATTTTATTGGTGATATTGTATCTTAATGTGGTTGGTAAAAGTGCCCATTGTTCTCCTGTTATAACAGGACCATCTGGGTTCTTTTCTGTAGCTTTCTGTAACATTTTAATAACTCTATTAGAGCCTATTTCTTGATACACTGCCATCTTTTCTTCTTCGGGTAGGTCTTCAGCTAATCCAGTAAATTTTGGTTCTTCTTTTTCTGTTAATTCACAAAATTGAAACTCCACTACCTTTCCTCTGTATTCTACCTCTTCTTTTTGCACTTCATCAGTGAGTGCGACTAATTCGTCCATCGACCAAATTTTCTTTTCTGTCATTGTTTTTTCTCCTGAAGGGGGCACAAGCCCCCCTCAATATTAATTATATTATCTACAGGTCTGTTATAAGAGTAGCAGATGTCTTTCGTCCGCCACTAATTATAGGAGTAACCATAGATGTTAATTCTAAGGTCTCGTCTGTAGTTCCATCAGCATTAATACTTACAGTGTGTGATGAGACAACACAATTTGGTATTGTCATAATCTCACTAGTTCCGGAAAGTAATACATATGCTCTATAACCATACTCTACAGTAGGTTCAGATAAACCATCCATAAGTGCGGTTGCGTTAGTTGCTGTTCCAGTTATACCATATCTTCCTAAATCAAATATTACATCATAAACTGCGTCACTCTTTTTTCTAGTTATAGTTAGTGTTGTTTCTTTTTTGATTTCTGCTTTTAAGGCTGTTCTTAAACCGAAGTATGTAATATCTTCATCCATAGCTCCGATACTCAAATCAACTGCCGTTAAATCAGTGACATCTGTTGGGTTAGCAGTACCTAATTTAGCAGCAAAACCTACTTCACCAGCACCAACTGTAACTCCACCAGCTGCTGTAGTTGTTAAACCATTCGTGGTATTTTCTGTCACGAATTCAACAGCGACATCTTTTCCTAAGTAAAAAACCATGCTTAGAACCCTGCCGTTGGTGTTAATGTGACATTAATTTCATCACCAGATAATCCGTAGACTGCTGGTTGATAAGAACTAAATTCTAGTGTCTCTTCTTGAACGCCATCAGCGTTAAGCGTGGTTGTGTAACCAGTTATACAGCAGTTTTTGATACACATAACTTCTTCGTTACTGTTACTTCCTGCTGTGCCTGTTTTAAATTGTAAACTTACTCTGTAACCATAACATGAGAAGTCACCTGAACCATCTTTTATAGTTTTAGGATTTACTAATCCAGTACCAAGACCAGAATTACCGTTGCCCATACCAAATCTTGCGTTATTAGTTCCATCTCCGTTAAAAATAACATCCCAAAGATTGTTACTTTTCTTTCTTGTTAAGGATACTGTGTATTCCTTCTTAATCTCAACCTTACCCGGTTGAATTTGTCCTATATAAGAAGTGTCTTCGTCCATGGTTCCTAGCGCTACCTCTACTCCTGTAATGTCAGCATAGGCTGTATAGCTTGATACTAGAGCGCCTCCGTTCATATCGTCCGCAAACAGATTTGTTATTGCAGTTGGATTGTCCAATT